ATTTAGCAATAGATTTCATTGAATCGTAAGATATACGAGTATCTTCAATCAAAATCTCATCCTCCAAACGTCTGCGATACTTGATATTATCGTACTTAGATTCTACTTGTTGTTCTGGGATAATGAACTCAAATTTAGCGTCTGATTTTTTATATGAACAATCATTATTTGTAAAATGACTGCAATAAAACCAAAGATAAATTAATTTCTCTAAATCAACTATAGGTTTTAATATTGTCCCAGACCCTATTTTAAATTTACTATTACTCCATTTAAGATCTCCATTTTTCATTACAGGAGTTTTTTCTGAATAACGAATCTCCACTTTAAAACCGTTATTCATTTCGTATCCTAATGGATTAATTGGTCTTGGTTGAGGAGATTTAAGTCTTCTACCTGCTGAAACATCTCCGCCAGGTCTAAACACATCAATATAGAATTTAGCTGATTTAATAAAATCTAATTTAATTGGTAGTGCATTTTCCTTTCTAAAAAATGTAGGGAACTTCTCTTGCAAGATTTCAATATGCTCTTGCAAATCTTCACGCTCTAAGCGCACGCCATCTCTGTATAACATAATTTATTTTGTTTTTGTTTTTTATTTTAAAAGAGTAAAAGAGGGAGCTTTTACACCCCCTCTTTTTAAATCAAATATAGATTAGTCAGCGTATGTCAAGAAACCACACTGCTCAATCTTAAACCAGTCAAAACCGAAGTGAGTCAACATATAGATTACATAGTTGTCATTTGGTCCAAGACGGCGAGGAGAAGCAGCTCCATCATCCCAAACCTTCATGAAACGATCTTCACCATCCATTGACTTATAGATCAACTCAACTGTGTTACGCAACAAACCAGAAGCATCAGCTTGCTTTTCAGCAGGCATAACGAATCCCATTCCTGTGAAAGCGTTGGTTTCTCCAGCACCAAACAAAGTAGGATCGTAAGACAAGTCAAATGACTTAACGCTCAAGTTCTTACCATTCAAAGTCAATGTAGAGAAAGCGAAAGTTGACATCATTGTTTCAAAATCTTGATTATCACCGAAGATTACTTTAGCAGACTCTTGACGAGTAGAAGCAATGTTAGCGTTTTGCAATAAACCACTAGATGCAACATTTTGTTCAAAAGCTTGATACAAGTCTCTACAGAACAAACCAATCAAATCGTTTCCAGTCCAATTAGCCTTCATGTCATTAATTAAAGTGTAAAGATCGTTAGCATCTTGTAAACCACTTTCGCTCCAAGTTCCAGAAACAGCTCTGTTAGTAAAAGTATCAACCATACCTTGAGCATAAGAACTATTGTTTACATCAAGCATATTGGGAGCTGGATTTGTAGAAGGATTACCCTTACCCAAAATCATAGCACCAACCAATCCCAACAAGTGACGGTATTCGTGTTGTGCAAACAAGTGTGAATGGAAACCTTTCAAAGTCTTACCATCGTCCATCATTACAGGATAAACTTTGTCAGTCAAAGCGTCACCAGTAATCTTAGCTGAAGTCTTGTGACGTTGCATTGGAGCATAGAAACGAGACCAGTAAGTAGCCTTAGCATCAGGTTGAGGAGTATCTTCACCAAAAGAAGTTGTATAGATAACTAAAGTTCCTGTAGCAGCTGGAGTTCCAGAACCAATTCTAGTCGTAGCTACGTCAAATGAATTATCAGTAACAGGAGTTACACCTGTAACAATGTAACGAGTTGACAAGTCATCCATGTTAATCAAAACATCATTAGCAACAACAAAAGGATTATTACCATCAATCTCATCACCAGCAACAGTAAATGTAGGTGTAGCAGTACCAGTAACTTCTGTGTAAGGAAGAGCTTGGTTGTAACGATCTTCTTCAAAGTGGAAAGCTCCATTTGAATTGTTAACCACACGCTTAGCACCTTGAGCAATCAAAAGATTCAAGATGTCCAAACCTTGTCCACCGAAACGCTTAAACAATTTAGCAGAAACATCTGGAGGAAGAGCGTCAATAGACGACAAAATGTTGTGTTGACCGTATCCGGTAGCACCTGTGCCATACCCCTGGGGCAAAGCATCTGGATTGTTATATACAATAGCCATTTTTTTTAATTTTTAAAGTTATTTTTTTATTTTATACCTAAGTACGCCTTAGTAGCTTCTAGGTGAGGACTTGTCTTTGGTCCGCTGGAAGGAGCGTCTGTACGATTTACCACTGAACCACCATTGTGTACTCTCTGTACCTCTGCTTCACGGATTCTCCCTTCAGCAGTCTTGATAGCTTCTTTGATAATTTTAGTTCTATTATCTAACCATACCCGGTTTTCTAGAACCTTCATAACCGTACTTATGCCATCCTCGTCAGGATTTAAGCTTCCAACTATAGCTCGAACATCAGGCATCAACTTATTTAGATCTTCTTTGCTTACCGCATAATCTAAAGTTACCTCCCCGATGTTTTCGAGTTCGACCTTAACAGGAATGGACTTAACTTTAGACCCCATGTCGTTTAAGACATTGTCCCAAGTAGCCATTCTTTGAGCCATCACCTGCTCCTGTTGGGTTCTTTGGTTTTGCAAATATCCAAAGTAATCTTGTTTTGTATCAAACTCTTGACGTTTGTTTTCAATACTTTTTAGTGTTTTCTGCAATTCTACACGCATTTTCACTGGCATATCATCCAATGACTCGTAAGTTGAATCAACGTCAATGTTGTTTTTATCTGCAACGTATTGCATTAAATTATTCAAACCAAGGTTAGCTAAGTCTGGATCATTCAATACCTCCATGATAGCCATCGCCTTTACAGGGTTAGCTTTCAACTCATCGTTGCTTGTTGCAAGAATTGTAGATGCAATATTCAAGTCGCTAATACCTGTGTTCTTAACAAAGTTATTCAAGCGATTGATTGTGTCATTAGCAAAAGGATTTTGAACATCATTAAGGTAAGGCATGATTGGGTCATACTGCTTATACTTCTCAACGATTGGCTCATATTCCTTAGCTTTATTTACGATAGCCTTTAGCTCCTCATAGCTAGACACGCCAAATTCTTCTAGGTTTAATCCTGATGGAGCTTGGTGGGTAACTTGTGGGGTAACTGGAGAAGTAAGGTTACTATCATTTCCTGTTAGCTGATTAATTTCATCAGCACTAACTTGAGCAACTGGTGGTTCTAAATCTGGAACTCCAGGTTCAATAGTTGGAGGTTGATTGTTCACCTCTAATTTCATTGCCTCATCTCTAAGTTGATTGTCTGACCAACCATCAACCATTGCTCTCGCCTGCAAATCCGCAGGGATAATTAAATCATTATTTTCCATAGCCTATTTATTTTTTGTTTTTATAAGTTCCCCGAAATCTCTACATTCTTCTGCTTCTCAAGAGTACCTTCTTGTGCAAGCTCTGCCATTCTGTGATTATGCTTAATTTCTTCAAGTAAAGCCTTCTGCTGATACTCAGTCATAATAGAAGCCTGCTTCATTTGCTCAAGAGCCTGTTGTGCAGCAGCCTTAGCTTCAGCCGCTTGTTGAGCAGCCTGAGCTTGTATCTGAGCGTTCATTTGTTGCTGTTGCATGGATTCTTCCATCTTAACCTTACGCTGACGTTCCTCAGCAATAGTCATGTACCAAGCAGCAAACTCATCGTTATCACTCTCTAGCTCCTTCTCAATGAATAAGTAATCTGCAAGAGTAATTCCAATAACACCATTCTTTCCAGCCTGCATAGATTGTAATGCTGCTTGAAGGATTTGGCTTTTACGAGTATTGGTTGGAGTTGAAACCAATTTAATTCCAATCTGTTCTAATGTCAAATCCTCAAATGAATCTAATGCCGCAATTTTTTCATCACCAAGCAAACTAGAATAATATTTATGAACCTCTTTATCAAACTTCATATTAGTACGAGTTTTTAGGATAGCCTTCTTAGCGGCTTTCTCCTTCAATCTCATAATAGCTTTCTTCAAAGGGAATAGAGCGTGGTTAGTAGCATCAACCTCCATCTCACTAACACCTAAACCTTTTTCAGTAGGAGTAGTAGGCATAGCGGCCATGGTTGGAGTAACACCAGCTAAATCCATGATTCTATTCATATCATCCTGCCAACAGGTTAACCACTCCTCTAATTGAGGGCCGATACCACCTGGCAACTCTGAAATAGGCATATTACCACCCTTATTCAAGATGTCAGTCTTGGAGTTGATAAACTGATTACCGGTCTGTCTACGGATACGAACAATATCCAAAGGAGACATTGCACCCATACCCAAGTCCATATTAGCAAGCAATCCAATATCAACAACGATACCCTTTGGAGCAGCAGCCCACTTAGCAGCCTGCAACTTAATCCAAGTAAGCATCAATGAGTCCAAATGCGGCTTCCATCTTTCAACGATAGATTTACCTGGGACACGCTCAAAGTAATATGAAAGAACTGCATTACCACGAGAATCTCTCATGATATTCTTTTGCAATCCAAAGTCGTAAACAAACTTAGATCCTAAAATATACTTACCCTCGTAAACATTCTGAATACAAGTAATATCTGTTTGACGTAATCTTCCGTCAGCATAAGGCTTCTTAGTTACACCAAACTCTTCATCTTGGTAAACAATCTTACCATCCTTAGTTTGACGCTTAGTAAAGTATTCGTAGTCATTAGCACGATACTCAAAGTGAAGAACATCAACAGAGAAGTCTTCCCAAACATATCTTCCAGTTACAGGATCCTTTCTATTGAAATTAAAATCCTTATCAGTGTAGCCTTGAGTTTCGTAGAATATTCTTGCCAATCCTTCAATTTCTTGAGGCTGTGCGCCAAGAGCCAACAACTTATCTTTAATGTCACCAATACGAACACGTTGTATGTGACCAGCAAATGATGGTTCACCTTCTTCATCCTCATCAATATATGCAGTTACAAATGATGCAGGATTGATATATCTCATTCTTGTAACCCCATCTGTATCAGCATAAACCTGACTAACAGCGAAATTCGTTTGAATTAAACCATCAATAGTTCTAAGTCTAATCTTATCCCAATCACTTATATTGAATGTATGTTTTGCTATATCTTCCATAGCATTTTCAAGAGGTAACTTAAACCCTTGATATTTATCATACATATCCAACTCCATCTCATCTTGAGGAACCCATGGAAGAACTACCTTTTCTAATCCTAATTCTTCTCTAAGAGGGTTCAACAATTTCTCCTCATAATATAATCTCCACTTCTTCTTCTGTTTTTCAAACTGAGAAGTTGGGGTAAGAGACTCACATTTAACTTTAAAGTCAGATGCGGATAGAACAGATTTAATTACAGCAATATACTTTGGGGCAGGGCTTACAATCTCGTAATTAACATTGGTGTATGCCTTACGAGCATATTGAGTCATTCTGTTAACTGGAGAGTTCTTGTCATTCTGCACACCCAAGAACCAGTCACGGTATGGAGCAGAACTTTGCCTTCCCTCACCATAATCAGTCATCATCTGGAACCACCCAGTAGCCGTCTGACCATACAATGTTCTTCCGTTATACCAACGAGAATAGATTGCTTGAGCTACCTGTGTAATGTAACTCAAAGTGTTTTTCTCTTCCTTGGGAATCCTGTCAGAAGGGAATGAGATAATTGGCGTAAACTTCAACATCAAATGCAAATATAAAAAATGTCCCTAATATGAAACAAATTAATCAAAAAATTCTAACAAGTCATTCATCGTTCTGACCTCGTTCATCTCCTGCATATACTTTGGTAGTGCGGATTTCGAGCCAAGCAATGCCATTCCACCTGCGGCAAACAAGTCATAATTGGTCATCTCGGTAGGATCGTTAATCTCCAAACACTCCTCAAGCATCTCTAAATGGTTGTCACTTCTTCCAAAGACCTTGATATAGTTCATAAACTCGGTGAATATCTGTTCCTTATCAGCTTCTCCAGTGTATCGCCCTGGAGCAGTAGATAGCTTCCCATTAGGGTCAATATCGGAAAGTAAATAGCCCTCATATCCCCAGTCCCTAAACTTCTCAATAACTATAGGTACGTTTCTTTCAGGATAAACGTGCGCCCCAAACAATAGAGCAAGCTTCAACATATCCTCGCAATAAGTGTTACCATCGTCAACACGAGTGTTGTAAGTAACAACAAACTTATTTGAAATCCATTGGTCGATAGGCTTCTCCTGAGAATCTACTGAAGGATCATGCTTGTAGAACATAGCCCCACCTCCATTAGACTTCCTTCTACCTTTTACATCTCGGTTTCCAAACTTAAATGGGTCACATCCTAAGATATACTTATTTGCTACATCGGGAGAAGGCATCCATTGATTCTTAGCTGAGTCAAATAACTTCTTATTTCTCTGCTCCATAGAAGGTAAATAAGAAACAACAAACTTACCCTCTGCATCATCTGTAGCAATAACTTCACTACCAAATGCACCTTTCCAACTTAATGATATAGTTCTTGTTCTAAATATCCTATCGAACTTCAACTGATTAATTCTAGTACGCAGAATGGATAGGTCGAAATTGCTATTCTTAGATGCCTTAGACGCAGCTTCTTGCAATGTCCAAGGGTTATCTCGAATCTCTCCGTTTAATCGTAAATCAAGCCCTTTCTCTTCAAGGTCTTTACGAGTGTTCATCAAGATTGTTTTCGCTCCTCTTGTAACAATGTTACCTTCCAAGTTTCGTACAGGTTCGGCTGGGTCTTCAATGATTGAGAGTCCGTACTCATCCACGCACTCATCGTACCCATCGTATGCTGGGATGAATAGCGTAAATAACCCTGAAGTTGTAAATCCGTTTTCGTTTCGCTCATCGTAATATGAAGATTTAATTAGATCAAAAAATTCCTTACCACCACCTGCCTCAAATTCCCCAAGGGTGGATGTAAACATACCAAGCCCGTTGATACGCAAACCTTGTGATAGACACTTACGAACAACGTCCTGCCATCTTCTTGGGATTGATACCCCACTATCTCCGTGCTTACCACCCTCGTCATCCAAGTATGCGTGAAGCTTCTGTCCGTCAAAAGACCTCTCTGAAGATGCACGAGCCTCAATCCATCCATCATGAGATGGCGCTCGATTATGCGTAGCTCCTTGCGCTCTTGAAGCTGAGTAGGAAAATGAAAGTTTCTCCTTCGGGAAGTCAGTACCATCATGAGATGGCTTCAAGAAGAATGGTATCTTACGCCATGGCTTTACAATCTTATCGATATAAACGTCATTCTTAGCCTGAGTCTCTGTGATACTTTGAATACCACCCTTCTGCTGCTTATGCTCAGTTACTATGCAGTACAGCATACAAGCCGCCTGAGATGTTGCCCCAATACGTCTTCGCTTAGGGAAGATATATCCGTAGCAGGTTCTATACCCCATATCAACGACATAAGCCCCTTCGTCAATATATGCCGCAGGATACTTAGCCGCAAACTCTTCTGCGTTCTTTACACGTTGGAAATACTTCGTCTTGATCTCACCCTGCGTCCTAAATGTAACACGATACTTGTAAACAGCCTCAGTAGTAGTATAGCAATAGCGAGCAAATAAAAAAATCCTACGATCAAGGTCACGATACCAAGGTAAACTATCTTGTCTAGTCTCATTTTGAATGTCCCAAAAGTTTAAGTAAACATAATGCCAACCATCAATGTAGGTAGGCTTCCCATTATTAAAAAACCAATATCCTTGATACCTTCTCTTAATCTGTAATTGAATCCACTCAATCTCCTCCTTGTATTCAAGCCTGTTACTTTCAAGCTCTTCATAAATATCACTCTGGCTCACAACCTCTCTTTTTTTGAGCCTCATTTTTTTACGGATCAATTCCTGTATGTTAGCCAACTTATCAGGAACCTTCTGATGTTGGAAGCGTTGGTTCTTTGGATGTAGTCCGTATCCATCTATCAACTTCACAGCCTCATCCCACGACTTACCATAAAAACTCTCTACGCTCGGCAGAGGTATCTCGATAGTTTTAAGGACAGGATCATCATTGTGGTATATAGCCACAAGATCTTCCTTTTGATATATTTCATGGTATTTAGAATTAGTTGCCAACTTCGGGGAACATTTGATCGGCCTTAGCTTTACCCGGAGAAACACCCTTTGGAGCAAACATCATGTACTCCTCTGGACGTATCCCTAAGTTATCTTGAGCTAAGAACTTGGTTATTTCATTCTCTAATGCTTTTGACACCTCACCCTGCATGAATCTTTCCCTAGATTCAGATAGCTGCTTTCTAAGTGACTCAATGTTTGAGATGTGGTTCTTCTGGTCAGTCGGGTCTTCAGGGAAGTCCAACGATAGAAGGTCATAAAGCATTTCCTCTGCACGCATCATAATAGCCCAATCCTCAGGCTGTTGAAGCCTAAGGAAGAGGACTATTTTAGCTCTGCAAGCTTGATTCTTATTTAATAGTAACTCGTTGTACTCCGTTGGGAATGATCCGTCAATATGAGGATTAACTCCCAACTCTTTCAACGCCCAAGTCTTTCTCTTGGATAGCATTGGATAGATTTCAATACCAGGGCTTCCAGGGCTGTACATCAATATGATATACCGCATAATAAAGTCAGCCGTCAAATTGCTAGGTAGTCCATTCTCGCTAGCAAAGATGTTAGCAAACTGCATTAGGTCAGGGAACTTAAATATCACCTGATCAGACGCAGATACCTTGTCAATCCTATACTTTATTTTTTGATACGCCTTACTGTCCATCTACTTCAGCAAAAATACTATGACTTTGTATATAATACAATTCTTCTGTCATTAATTGATTATACTTAAACTCCAACTTCACAGGTTTATCAGACTTAGACTTGACAATCATACCACGCTTTACAGGAGTCTTCTTCCAGTTTGATTTCAAGTAATTCTCTCTCCAGTCATAAACAATATTCCCTGTTGGGGCATAGATAACCTCAAATACTCCAGCCTCATGTTCATCAGGCATATATTCCAAGAACGCAGGCTTTGGCTTCATTCTTCTCTTTATCACAACATAATCGTTCAGTGATATAACTTCCTCCTCTCTCACGCAAAGGATAATCTCTTTGTAAGGCACAACCAATAAACATCTTGTTTTACCTTCATCATCAAACGTGTAGTAATAAGCCTCGTCTCTTTGAACGGTAGCTGCCTTAGCAATGGCATCATGCGAGAAGTAAACGAAGTCTCCTTTCTCAATCTCTACTGGACCATCCCAAGTATAGCAAAGAGCAGGAATATCAGCATAAGGTGAGATAGAGTGAACAGTACCAGAGCGAGAACCCATGTCAACACGAGCTTCATCGCTGATTGAACGTACCCTAATTGTCGCATCACCAAGCTTAACATCCTCAGAAATAATATTTGGGACTTCTATGATTACTCTTCCTCTTGGTGGCCTTAAACTTTCTGCTTCTTGTTTTGTTATTTCCATACTTTTCTATAATTAATTTTGCTAAATACCCACTAGTAAAGCCTACTAAAAAAAACTCAAAATTATACATAATATCGGGTATATTAAAACCTAACTTTGTAATGCCTACTTTGTTTTTTGTTTTTTGTTTGACTCAGGGATCACAACGGTGGTCCCTTTGTTATTTATCCCTAATTTGTTCAAAGTGAGGTATCAAATTACGTTCCCTCACCCCATTTGATGTAATATCGTCATACTCGAATGACAAAACGTAACCTCCGATTGGTTTGGGAGGTCTTCCTTTCTCGATATGATAACCACCAAATCCATCCTCATATTCTTCTTTATAACAGGCTGTACGGATATGATGTAGGTACTTATGCTCAACAGAATACCCTTTAACTGAGTGAAATTGAATATACTCCTTAGAATCAATTACATGGTAAAGTTCATGCACGTGTCCTTGCCAAGTACAATCAGCACCTTCTGTACGGACAGACATACGGTTGTTCTGAATCACACCCTTTGTAACCTCTCCACCACCTCCAGATCCGTGAAAGTATTTAATCTTGAATGTTGAAAGTATATCAGCGCCAGACTTTTTACACGCCCTTATTATCCACCAACCTCCGTAACCACCAGTCAAGATGTTAGTCTTATTCTTGTAGTTCATAAGGTCAACAAATCGAACCAATGGGTCAGTCTCTGTGTTCTTGATAATGGCAGTTTCATGGTTTCCATACCCAATGAAAACAATCATGTCGGCATATTCGCTCCACCAATCCACAGACTCTTGTATAACCAAGTCTAAGTAGTTGTAGCTGTTATGCTCAGGCATAATATCCTTCTTAGACCTACGAGGATCGTACTTACCCTGCATTAAACAGAAAAAGTCACCATTAATAGCGACCTTCATATCATTAGCTCTTGCGTACTCTAAGTGCCTCTTCAGTACATCTCGTTTGCACTTTGGATTATCAAAATGCACATCCGAGATCAACAGGAACTTTTGCTTCAAATCACAATCCGTGATTATGATATTCCTATTGCTTTTTGTTGACTTTGCTTTTATCATCAGTTAAATTTAAACGTCATTTCTTTTGACTTGAATACATTGTATATATCTACCAAGTCTTCTAAATTGCCTTTAATAATCAGTTCCTTCCCATCATCCAAAGTTATGATAACCCTGTTCTTCATTATTGTACCTGTGTTACTTACATACATTGAGAAGTATGAAATTAAAGCTACAGGTATTGCGACATCTCCCCACATATAATCGCTCGCCCCCTCGTAAGTCTCATCCAACTCTATTTGCACCAAAGCCTTACACTTCAGTATGTTTTCTTGAAGAAAAAAATCCCCTTTCTTAACACCTTTCATACTCGAGTTTTTATCAAAGGTAATCATAAAAGAGGATTTAATTCGTTACGAGTTATTTGTTTTTTTCAACATTAAAATGGTAAGTCGTCATCAGACGTCTCTGTTGATGCTGGAGCTGACTTAGGCTTGGAGTAGTTTCCTGGCTGCCCTTGCTTTGGCTCATAGTCCATCTTCCACATAGCCAAGTTAGTGTAGTACTTTCCGTTGTACTCACGGCTACGGATGTTAAAGAAAATCTCTGCGTCACATCCAACACAAGCTTCGCTCAACGTATCAAGGTTCTTTCCAGACACTTGAAACTCGAATACATCGTTGTACTCTTTTCCGTTAACTTCTTTTGATGTAGTTAAGAATAGATTTCTCCATTCAAAATTGCCTCTTTGTTGAACATCAGAGACAGAGGACACCACTCCTTTCATTGAATAATTACTCATTGTTTTTTGTTTTTAAATTAAAGCCTATATAATAAAAGCAGGGGTATATTTCAACCCCTTAGCTTTTTTATTTTTACATACCTTTTTTCTTATTCGCCCTCAATAAAGCCTCATTACGTTGCTTCAATACCTGCTCTTTCATTATTTGATTATTAGTTTTAACAGGTGTTTTTGCTATTGTTTTATCTTGTTTTTTTCTTGCTTCTTCCTGAAGCATTTTAGGAGTTTTTTTTGGCATCGCTTTACTTTTTTTTTAATTAATGTCAGCAAATATATAACGATTGTTTCATTAAACGCAAAAAAACTTTTGCACAATTTTATTGTTAATAAAAAAATTTTGTCACACGAATACAAGTGTATTACATTTGTATCCGAAACATTAAAAAAACAAGTATGGCACAAAAAGATCCAGCGTTCCTGTTTTACTCACAGGACTTCTATGTAGGGACCGCTTTCCTTACACACGAACAGACAGGTAAGTACATCAGACTTATCTGCGCTCAACATCAACACGGAAGATTATCAGAGGCTATGGTTCTGCAAATTTGCGGAGATTTAGATTTAGCTGTGTTAAGTAAATTCGAGCGTGATGAAAATAGTATGTACTACAACATCAGACTTGAAACTGAGATTCAAAAAAGAAAGAAATTCTCTGAGTCAAGAAGAAACAACATTAAGAAAAGATGGGATACTAGTGAAAAACAAGTGAACTACACTAGTAATACTAATGAAATACATATGAATAACACTAGTAATACACTAGAAGATACAAGTGTAATACATATGGAAAATGAAAATATATATATAGAATCTAGTATAGAATCTAGTAATAACTATACAGGAAAAGAAAAAGAAAAGGGTACTACGTACCCCAAAAGAAAAACAAAAGATTTTATCGTCCCAACAGTTCAAGAAGTTATCGATTACGTGATCGAAAAAGGTTACACCGAAAGACTCGCTCGTGAGATTTTTGATTACTACACAGTTGCCGACTGGAAAGATGCAAAAGGAGACCAAGTTCTAAATTGGAAGCAGAAAATACTCGGAGTATGGCTCAAAAACGCACAGAAACGCCCCAATTTTGACACTTCTCCCGAAAATGATACCAAGATACCAGGATATGTAAAAGAGTTCCATAATAACCCTCTAATGAAGCGAGAGGTAATTAACGGAGTTTGGGAGTATAAATCAACACCAATTGGATTTAAATCTTAATCAGATGGAAAATTTAGAAGCGAGACAACAAGCTATTGATTTAGTAACGTCATTCGATAGTATGGTTAGGGATTATACAAAAGGGGTTTCAATTAAAGCTTTGTCGAAAGATTTAGCAGTGATGACAGTTGATAAAATAATTGACGAGGTTATTTACAGCGCAGATAATGAAAGCAAGGCTGCTCGTCTAATTTACTTTCAACAAGTAAAAACTCAAATAAACAGACTATGACACCGAAAGAAAAAGCAGAAGACTTAGTAAATAAATTTACACCACATACAAAGGTATTTCATGAGCATTTAGGATGGGTGAATTATTTAGATTCAGACAAGCAGTGCGCATTGATAGTGGTGGATGAAATAATAAACACAATAGAGTATTCATCACAAGCTGATGAACTTAGTAAAGTTTCATATTGGGAGGGAGTAAAAAACGAAATAAACAAGCTATGACCGAAAGAATAGTAAACCTACAAACGAGAAGAGAGTTCATCATCGACATCAAGAACATCAACGGAGAAAATGCTATGCCATGTCCCGAATGTTCAGGGGATCGTAAAAAGAAGTCAGCTAAGTCATTCAGCTGGGATGGACAGAAAGGAATCGGGAACTGCCTACACTGCGGATCAAGGTTCGGTAAAAAACTAGATGGGGCATACAAGCCATCAGAAAACCAAAAGCCAATATACTCTCGTCCCGAGTGGAGAAATATCACTGACCTTGAAGACGATGTATTAAAGTTCTTCACTGACAGAGGTATATCCCAACGTGTAGTGAACCAAGCCAAGATCTCACAAGGGAGAACATTCTTCCCCCAACTTGAGAAGGAGGCCAAGTGTATCGAGTTCAACTACTTCCGTGACACGGAACTAATCAACGTGAAGTACCGTGGACCAAAGAAGTCATTCAAACTCTACAAGGATGCCGAGCTGATATTCTATAACTTGGACAGCATGAAGGGTCAGGAGTACGTTATCATCACCGAGGGGGAGATGGATGCGCTATCCTACATGGAGGTTGGGTTCGACTCAGTTATATCCGTACCAAACGGAGCCACTAAGTCCGTAAGCCAAAAGCTCTTATACCTTGACAACTGCATAGACCTATTCGATGACATCCAAACCATCTATATCGCAACCGATGATGATGAGCCAGGTCGTGTACTTCAAGAAGAGCTTGCTCGTAGGTTAGGTAAGTACAGATGTCGTAAGGTAGCATTTTTCGGACATAAGGATGCAAATGAGCTGTTAATGACTGATAAACTAATCTTATCGGACACAATTAGCAACTCTGAGGACTACCCCATAGACGGAGTAATCACTGTTGATAACTTATCCGATGACATCTGGAGACTGAAGCGTGAAGGGTTAAAGCCTGCCTGCGACATATCCATCCCATCATTCAACAGGCTACTCACATTCGAGCCAGGCTACCTAACCGTAGTTACTGGTATCCCCAACCACGGAAAGTCAGAGTTCCTCGACCAAATTATGGTGGACCTTTCTACCAAGCACGGATGGAGGTTCGGAATATTCTCCCCTGAGAACTACCCACTACAACTCCACTTCTCCAAGATTGCTAGCAAACTCATAGGTGCTAGGTTCAACGATATGCCCGACTTCAACATCGTTCAAGCCATGGAGTACTACCGAGATAACTTCTTCTACATCGTCCCCAAGGAAGACAACAGCGTAGATAGTATCCTAGCCCACGCAGAGCAACTAGTCAAGAGATACGGAATAAACGCCCTCATCATTGACGCTTGGAATAAGCTCGACCATGACTACTCCTCCAACGAGACAACCTACATCGGGAAGCAACTAGATCAAATAATAAATTTTGCTCATAAGTTTGGAGTACATATCTTTGTCGTTGCTCACCCTACAAAAATGCAAAGAGAGAAAGGCACTGGACCATACCTAGTCCCCACGCTATATGACATGGCTGGCTCTGCTCACTTCTTCAACAAGTCGCATAACGGTATCTCAGTCTACCGACATTTCTTCGAGGATGGAACCTCATCCCCCGAAGTATTCGTCCAAAAGGTTAAGTTCAAGCACTGGGGTATGCAAGGGAGCGTCCCACTACAATACGACCTTGACTCAGGAAGATTCTACCAACCTGGATACCTACAACAAGGTAGCGTCATAGGGAACAAGCCAGTAGAGCAATTAGAAATTAATAACGAAGAAGACCCATTCTAATGAAATACACTAGAATAGAAAAACTCCTTGTACACATCAAGCCCTACGAAAAGGCAGCTTTTGTGTCAACCCTAATCGAAACCCTCGGAATAGAACACAAGCTATCCGAGGAACTATTCGACTACATGAGCAAGTACCCATCCATAACCCGATGGAGAGAGAACCCACAAGAGTTCATGACCAAGGTATTCAACGCCTGCTGCCAAGAGTACGGAGTCTCCCAAAAGGACGTAATGAAAGGTAAGCGGACATCTAACCATGTTGAATCCAAACGAGTCTGGATGTTTATTTGCGAAGGGGTAATGTCTAGCGACTTTGAACTCATAGCATCATTCATCAAGATGGATAAGTCCTCTATCAAGTACCACATAGCCAAAACAAGAAGCTTCATCGAAACCAACAAGAAGTACTTTGATAAGGTTAAGTCTATAGTGGAAGCATTAAACCAAGAAGGACTATACGAGATCCCAGAGTTCTTTATAAAGGAAATGAACTACATTAAAAACAAGAGGAGGTAGCGAACCTACCCAGCAATTTAGGAGGGTTATTTTTAGCCCTCTTTTTTTGTACCCATAATTGCCGTAGAATCAACTTTTATCGGTCAAGGTATACCAATATATCGGTCAACCCTATTAAATCGATTTACAGTGTCATTTACAGTGTCAAATATCAAAAAGAGGAGAACACAGTATGGAGGGGGTTTACTATACACATTAGCCCCTGCGTGCTTGACCGAAACGTGTTTTTGCGGAAGGGGTGGGTGTGCATAGTGTTTCTAAAAAAGTGTAAGAGTAAAAAATAGGTAGTTGTCATAAAGTACAAAATACATTTCAGCCATATACCGGTAAGAGTTGAAAGTACATATTGTAATATAATACAACCTACAAAAATGGCAGCCTTAGCGAATGCTGTTCATATCTTTCTGATAAATTCACCCTACAAAATTTGGATAATCAAAAAAGTTGAAAGTTAAAATAATTCATTTTTTTCTTGCATATTCCGAAAAAAAGTGTATAAGGATATAATACCAACAGGTTGTAATATAATACAACAAAGTGGTAAAGCTTTTCCCCACGTTATTAACATCCCATTGTTAATAAAATACCCTAAAAAAAGATGAAATATTTATGAAAAAAATTTGCTATTCTAGAATTTATGACTATCTTTGTTCTGTTGATAGTGATAGCGGTAACGGCCGCAGGAGTTGACAGGGTGAGCGATAATAGACGATTGAAACGGAAAATTACCAGGTTTTCAGTGTGGGAGAGGTGTGTCCAATCGTGTAATACCAAGTTCTTTGACATAAACAAAGGTAATAAACTACACAGACAATAAAAGGCTGTGGGTGATGGGCTAACTATGTCCATTCCTTTAGGTCGCCACGTAATTAGTGGGGGCGAAAATATACGCGATGATGTTTCACGTGAAACGAGCGGGGCATATATTTTTAGGTTATTAGGTAGGCAATATATCGCCGTTGACGATATTAAAAAACTATGATGTTTCACAATGGTTTCACGTATGTTTCACGTGGAACAATTCTACATAAAAACGGATATGGCTATAAACTAAACAACAAACAAACGTAGGTTTCGCAGTTCGATTCTGCGCCGTTTTCAATACGCACTAATGCGTAGAAACAAACAAACAAACAAAACAATGGGTATTTTTTCTTTAGAAGCTACGTTCACAGATAAGAACGGCTTAACAACGCAAGCTTACAGCTTAGAGTTCGACACACTAGGCAAACTATCTTTAGGCAAGGTCATAGGCACGTCATGCCATGAGCTGTTTAGATGGGTAGACATCGTCAAAGATACGGGCGGCACATTCAAGACCACAGGCGGACATTTCGACCTAGTGATGCGGAGTAACAGCGTAGTAATTGATACGGCGAAAGCCAAGAAAGAACTGCGTGGAAAGTTCTTCTTCAATAAGTCGGAGGAGTCACGCTCTCGATTCGCAAGAAGAGTGCTGGCATTGGCTAGGTTTATGGAGACTGCCCCAAAGGTTGTAAGCGTGGAAGAGTTAGAAGAAATCTTGAAAGCTAACTAATCTCATCTATTAAGTAAAGTAAAGTCTAATCATTGGGCGGCTTGCAATTTTGTAGGTCGCCCTTTTAATTTTCAAACGTATGCAGTTATTAAATAAAATCATGCTGACATTGACAGTACTCATGTCATGCCTTTTATTGGGAGTGGGTATCATTGGGATAATTAACGCCAATATGTTCTGCGCTGGCGTTGGGTTATCTTTCGGGATACTATTTAGTTTAATCGTTAAACATTGGGAAAACAACTAACACAAATAAAGCTATGGAAATTCAAGGATTAAAACAAAGTATTGCGTTTTGTGAAGCGCAAGGATTATCAAAATGCTTTCAAGCCTATGCGGATAACTGCGCAGGTGATGAAATTTTAGAGGTGGGCTTCAATCCCAATTCGGGATACACTTACATAGCCCTTGAGAATGGGGTTAGTATCTGTTCAATGTTAGGCAGGGAAGTGGAGTATTTAGTCACCAACTTTCATACGGGTAACGAATACTTTTTCAAGTCATACGAACAAGCACTTTGTTATTAAAGCATAAACACAAACAACATGAAAAGACAATTAAAGCAATGGTTGGCTTTAAGCCACCGAACACTAGACGGATTTTGTAATTCCGTCATGTCGCATTGTAGTGAGTTAGACAAGAAGCTCACTCATGAGCAGTATAAACGTATGGGTTATAATGTCTCATTAAAACCAAACACTGAGTGGTACACGTGGATGTCATGGGCTTTCTTAGATAACAAGGATTTAATATCCTTAGCTACTCAGAAGCTTAATGGGCTTAGAGGTGTGACTGAAGATTACCCAACCACAGATGATTACAAGTACGCTCATTGGTTTACCCTTTCGTTTACATGGGATAGTACCAGCGAGGGGCATACATATTGGAGTGATATACATACTAGAAATGAGCATAAGAAAACAATGGTTAGCCCTAACTTCACTCTATATGAGAAAAAAGAAAAAGAGAAACATAAACCAATAACAAACTATATGGAATCTATTTCAGTAAAAATGAATGTCAAAGGACATCGAATAATGAAGGACTTTCAAGGTAAGCTAGTTCTTTTTCACAACACAGTAACCTATTGTAATGAGGCTGGCGATATTGTACAAGTCCATAAGGATAAGCTCGACTATTACTTCCCTGATAGTTATATACCTGTACATGATGATGGTTGCGATTACGCTCACACCGACAACACAAGGACTTGCGATTACTCAGACAATATCTTCTTAGACACTGAGGATAATTGGTGTTGGGTAGACCACGAGAACTCTTGGTGTCACGATACTGAAACAAGAAATTACAGCATCCGTTACTCTGACTACGTTGGTGAGTGGGTTAATACAGATAGCGGTGATGTAGTGTATGGCTACATTGACCGCAGGGGTAATCAAGATTATATGTGGGCTGATGATGCTGTACGCAACGATTGCAATGGTGAGTATTATTGTAATGAGGATGTCTGCGAATCTTATGGGTACTACTACGATAGCAATATATCTGAATGGCGTGACAATGATGACCGTGAGGATGATGAGGATGATGATAACTATTGTGTGCGTGATTATCACCACTTCAGTAGGGTGGCTATGTATGGTCGTGATGTCCCCAAGTTTACTGTTGGCTTCGAGGTAGAGAAGGAGGATAGGGATGCTAAGACTAGCAATGACGCCCAAGATATTTACGATGCTACCAAGTGGTGTCATGAGAGAGATGGTTCACTAGATAGTTATTCAGGCTATGAGTTAGTGTCCCCTATCTTTGACCTGTACGATACCAAGACGCTAGTCGATAGTATCAACCACAATATGATTAAGCCTCTGATTAATGCAGGCTACTCAGATCGTTGTGGGGGGCATATCAATATATCCAGCACTGAGTATAACCCCGACCAATTAGCTAATGGGTTTATGGGATTCATGCCTCTGCTCTATTCGATATACGAGAATCGTATAGACCGTGACTACTCTAGGGCTAAGAGTAAGCATGAGTACTTTGTTAACAAGGGTAAGTATAGTAGTATGTTCATCAAGGGTAATCTTGTAGAGCTGCGTATCTTCCCTGCTGTTAAGAATACTGACAACCTTATGTGGCGTGTAGGTCTAGTACGTATCATGTGTGAGAATCTATACAGGTCTGAGCTTGATGTTCTCAAGATGATACTCAATACTCGCTCAAGATTATATAAGCATCTTGCTTTAGTGTTCGATGATGCTAAGATACTTGACAAGGCTAACAAGTTCATCAAGCACTCTAACATCTACAATGGTACTAAGTTAGAGATGCCTAAGAAAAGTAAAAACAAAACAAACAACTAAAAAATAAACATTATGTGTATTGCAATTATGAATCCGTCCAATGTGACGTTAAAAAAGAAGTTACTCCAAACTTGTTGGGATAACAATTATCATGGTGGTGGTCTTTTGTATATCAACACTGACACCAATCAATTAGAATCATTCAAGTCTCTCAAAGATTTCGATGCTTTGTATTCTCAGTATCAGTATGTACGCAAAAAGTATTCTAAGTCCAAGGTTGTATTGCACTTCCGTATCAGTACTCATGGTACTATATCCGAGGACAATGTACATCCGTTCTTTGTCAATCAAGACATAGGGTTTGTTCACAATGGTATCATTAGCCAAGCCCCTCACTCAGATAGATATTCAGATACGTATATGTTCAACAAGTCTATGCTCCAAGCATTGCCCGATGACTTTGTGTACAATGAGGGTATCATGGAGTTATTGTCCGAGTATATTGCC